CGCCGCGACTGCCATTCCTTCCAGAGATTGCGGACCGCGAGCACGATGTTGATCACGGTCAGCAGCGCGGTCAGCGCGACCATTGCCACCAGAGCAGCCACGCGAGGGCGATCGCCACGGCGACCTGGAGAATCGCCCACGACAGATTGCTGGTGCGTGCCGCCATCTCAGGCCGTCTTCTTCCGCGCTGGCACGGAGGCGCGATTCCAATAGAGCGACTTGCACTTTGCGCACATCGTGACCAGGGGGACGCGTGGCATCCACGTATGGCCGCACCGCAAACAGCGCGCCTGCGGAAGCTGGAACGTGGCCTTTTGCATCTTCATAGGTACACAGCTTACTGATGTGTAAGCGTGCTAGTCAACCTAGCAGGGCTCGTGGTGCTAGACGTGCTAGCGGTGCTAGGCCTCCTAGTGGTGCTCGCTCGCGTACGGTACTGGTCCAGTACCGTGGTACGTGACCAATCACATACGCAATCTCGTTGCGTATTCATGGTCCTACTCTCAGGCGCCGCAGCCAGCGATCCTGTTCCTTCGCAGTCGGGAGCGAGGCGATCTCGGCATGAACGGAAAAACTCAGATCATCACGCCGGCGTGACAATTGAATATTTCCGGCCACAAACGCATAGTCCCGAGCTCGATGTTCGGCTCGAGCGCCCTTTTTCGCGGTGTTCATTCTTAAATGGCTACTTTTCCTCGCCACGTTGCCCCAGGAGCGACGAACGCGAGCCGGCCCATACCTAGGTATCCCCCGTTGTCGGCCTCTCCACTGGCGACGTCTTCAGCGGACATCGCGGTCCGCTTCCGGTCCTGGCGGTCCGGTCCGTGCGTGGCCGGGCGCGCCGCGCGTGCAGCCGTTCCAATTCCAACACTTCCACGCGGTCGGTGAGTCGTTCGAGGAGCGTCATCATGCGCTCGAGCATCGTGCGCACGGGCTCCAGCGCATACGCGACTTCGCGCACCAGTGCATCCTCGTCGTCCGTCATCGCAGGTTCAGCTCCCGCTGTAGCCGAGCAATCGAGCGAGGCAAATTAAAGCCGCCAGCTCCATTTACCGCCTGCAGCGCCCGCTGCGCGACGCTGACATCCGTCTGCGCGTAGGCAGGAAACGCGGTCAGCGAGATCTCCCCAATCTCGATGTCGAGCAGCTCGCGCACCAGGACGCCCGCGTCCTGCCGCCAGGCATCTTTCCGCGTGCGGAACCCAAAGCTCGCGCCGGTGACATCGCCGCGGCGCACGAGCTCGAGCGCATCGCGGCCGGCCTGCGTGGGGGCCGGCTCCAGGCTGAAGGCGAGGCCGCGCGTGTCCGTCGTCAGCGTCAACGTTCTCGGCGTGCGTCCGAGCACCGCACTCGGGTCGTGGTTGTAGAGCGCGACGACGTCGGCGTGTAGGGACGTCCGGACAGCTTCAGGTTTGACCACTTCGACGAAGCCGCCCAGGTCGCGCGAGCGCACATCGAAGACGACGGCGTAGCCGACAATCCGCGAGGCCTCCGCGCGGAGCTCGACGCAGGCGCGGCGCTCGAGGTCTACCTTACTTGCAAGCAAGGTAGACCGGTCAGGCGACACGCGGCGCCCCCACCGGCTGCAGCGCCGTGTTCACCATGTAGACATCCCCATTGGGGATCGGATTCAGCCCCAGCGCCGCGCGGGCGTCGTTCTGCGACAGGTAGCCATTCTGGATGCCGGAGGACAGCGACGTGTGCAGGTTGCGGATGTCGTTCCGCACCAGGGCCTGGCGGTCGAACGTCACGGTGTAGGTGCCGAACTGGCGGCTCGTGAGCAAGTCCCGCCGCATCGCTTCCTCCCAGCTTTCGAAAAACGGGTCCAAGGTGCTGGTCACATAGCTCATCTCGCCGCTCTCCATGTTGCTGTAGTTGGTCGACTCCATCAGGCCGGCTTTCCAGGGGGGGACTCTGAACGCGCCACAAATCGCCGTCGCCAGCGCCTTCATCGTCTCCGCCATCTGCGCCGAGTCGTGGTCCATGCTGATGCTCTGATACTCGAGGCCGCCCTCGAGGATGGCCGTCCGGAACGCGTTGGCCGAGCCGCCGTGCCGCGCAAACCACCGGTCGCGCAGGTGCTCCGCCTGCGTGTCGGTAATCGCGCCCGCGGCCTTGAGGATGCCCGTCGGCCGCCCGCCATTGGCGAAGAACTTGGCGACATACTGCTGCAGGCCGAGGCTCGTGCCGATGACGTCGCGGCAGCGGAGAATCGGGCTCTCGTGCGTCAGCTCGAGGATGGGCGGCTGCGAGGCATCGAACGTCCAGACGAGCGTCTGGCTCCCGGCGGTATACGTCCACCGCTTCCGGCGTTGGTTGTCCCGGTCCACGCGCATGCTGGCACTGTCTAAGGGCCACAAGGCGATGATGCGGCCGTCCTGGCGCACAATCTCGGCGAAGGCCTTGCCGTGCGTGAGCAGCTGCCACATCAGCGCGTGCTTGAACTGATAGGCGGTCTGCTCGGGATTCGGCAGGACGGTGAGCAGCTCGTAGAGGTCGTGCGTCACCGCATCGACGAACGTATTCTCGGCGACTTTCTGCCTCAGCTTCGTCGGGGTTCTTGCGACGTCTTGCGCTAACACTGACACGCACGAAAACACACTTGGCACCTTCAGCGCCGAGACTGGGTCCACGACCTGGCCGCTCTCCGTCGGCCCGCTCGCGAACAGCTGCAGGAGCTCGGGCGACGGCGCCGCCAGCGACGTGCGCCGTTCCAGCCAGCGTGTGAAGACGTTCGCCATCGCCCGCTCCGTTACACGATGAACTTCGAAATCCGCACGACCGCCAACGGATTCGGCACGATGAAATCCGCGCGCAGAATCGCGCGCAGCTCGGATTGGTCGGTGTTGAACAACCGCGAGCGGTCGAGGGTGATGCTCGTGTCCTGCCGGAACACCGCGATGAGCTGACTCGCGTCGTAGACATACGCCGAGCTCTCCGCGGTCCCTTCGACCACCGACAGCTGCGAGGTCAGATGCACCGGCACCCCGTAGATGCGCCGCTCGACGGCCTGGCCCGCGCTGCCGGCGCTCTCCTGCAGGAGCGGCTTGTTGTTGTTCGCCGTCCCTTCCTTGAGCGTGCTCAGCGTGCCCCAGGTGCGCGGATGCATGACGATGGCGCTCGCCTGCGCGTTGTTGGCCTCGAGCGTGGCAATCGCGGTCGCGAACACATCGAGGTTCGTCGGCGCCGCGGCCAGGGAACTATCGAGCGTGATACCCACCACGTTCTTCAGCCCGCGAATCTCCGGCGGCGTGCCGCTGCCTTCGAAGCACCCGAGGTCGAACTTCAGCGCCAGCGCCCGCGCGACTTGCATCTCGAGCAGCGAGACGACATCGGGATTGCTATCGGCAATCAACTCGTTGGAGATGACTTGCAGACTGGCGAGCTTGCGCGGCGTCGCCGTGACGTCGGTGTAGCCCGGGTCACTGGGCGCAATCGTCCCGGCTTCGGCCACCCATGCGGCGGTCGGGTCGCTGTCAATGCGTGGCAGGTGGAGCACGTCGCGGGTCGTCGTGATACGGCGAATCCCGCTCCGCAGCATCACGCTCTCGGCCGCCAGGCGGTCGATGAAGGTGGCGGACCACTCATCCGGGGCAATCACGGCGCCGGCCCCGCTGCCTTCCGCCAACGCGCGGAGCTCGAGCCCGAACAGGCCCGAACGACGTTTTTCCACAGGTGTGGAATGTTGCGACTCCGGCACGTGCGCCCGCTGTTCGGTGCGCTTCTCGATGGCCAGTTGCAGGCCGAGAATCGCGTCCCGTTCGCGCAGCGCGGCATCGTAGCTGCGTTGTTCGCTCGCCAGCAGCGTGTCCCGGTTGGCGGCGATCGCCGTATCGAGCACGGCTTGGGCGGCCGTCTGCCGGAGCTGCACCTGGCTGGTGAAGGCCTTCAGCACGTCGTCGCCGAAGCAGCTGCGCTGTGCCGCCAAGGTCGTTAAGTCGCCAAGCGGAACAACGGTCGTCGTCGTCGTGAACTCTGTAATCTCCATGATGGTTACTCTCTGCTGCGTGGTGGACATCGATACATGTCCACTGCATCGCCCGGCGCGGCGCACCGGCGGCGACTATCGCGGCTGCTCGGTGAGCGTCGCCGCTGGTTACAACTTGTGTTCGTCACGGACACGAAGTAGCCGTGCGCCATGATGGCGGCAAACCCGAACCATGGTTCGGGTTTGCGATCAGTACATCCCGTCGTTTGTAGACTTCGATACACATCCGTGCGCTCTGAATACTTATCGGTACGCGATGCATTGGAGGGCTCTGTTCCACGTCGTTGCAGATGCCACGAGCACTATCAATGCGTCGGTCCGTGCGCCGTCGGTAGCCCCACCGGCGTGCCGAACGTGTCCAGGTCGAACGGGTCTATCGAATAGCCTTGCAGCCATTCGCCGATGTGCCGGCCGTCCTCCGTCAGCCGCGCGATGTCGACGCGACACCGCCGGCCGTCCAGGTTGATACTCAAATCGCTCAGCGGAATCTCCGCCAGGCCGCAGGCTTCAATCAGCTGAATCACCGCGAGCTGATAGGCGGCGACGGCCGCGCGTGGGGTCAGCATGTCAGGCCTCCAAAAAAAAGATCCGCGGTTCCACCACCGGCGCCGGCGGTGTCGCCGTCAACAGGCCACTGAGCGCCAGGAGCAGCGCATCGACGGCGTCAATCTTGTTCGGTGACATCGGCCGGTCTTTCGTTGGCAGCAACGAGCCATCTCTTCGTCGTTCGACGCACACGTTCGATACCTGCCACGTGAGGAACGACGTGCCCGGATGGCGCAGCTGCTGCGCCTTGATGCGCGCCTCGAGTTCTTTCGCCGGCGCCGTGAACGTCTTCGCGTTCTTCGCTTCGACCCGCGCCGGCAGCCCGCTGGCCACAAGGTTCGCGGCCAGGTGCAGCGCGCCGTAGCGCTCAATCGCGATGTCTCTCACGTCGAAC